CGGCCGCTGGCGAGCGACACACCCGGAAAACCAGCAAGTAATCGGCTTTCATCTGAATGCTCTTTATTACCCCTGGCGGCAAAACTGGTTTGACCTGGCGCTGCAATGGACGGAGGCCCAGGGCAATCGGGAAAAGCTGCAAGCCTTCGTCAATCTGCGCCTGGCGGAAACCTGGGATGAGCAAGCCGAGAAAGGGGTCGAGCCGGATGCCCTGCGCCGGCGGGCCGTGCTGGTGTCGGTCGAAAATAAGCTGCCCGCCGAGGTCTGCGTGCTGGTGGCCGCGGTCGATGTGCAGCACAATCGGCTGGAAGCGCAGATTCTTGGTTTTGGCGCCGGCGAGGAAGCCTGGCTGCTAGCCTATGAAATCTTCCACGGCAATCCCGGCGGCGAGGATGGCACGAACGTCTGGGGACAGCTCGACGAGTTCCTGCTCAAACCCTGGCAGCATCCCGCCGGCTTTGAGTTCACGCCGCGCGTCACCCTGATCGACAGCGGCCACCATGCCGACAGTGTTTATGATTTCGTCGCGCCTTTGCAGCATAGCCGGCGCGTCTACGCCTGTAAAGGCGTTGAGCGGCTGAGCAAGCCCGGTTTGGTGGCGGAAGGCTCAGCGCGTAAGAGCAACATCCGGCTATTTCTGGTGGGCACGTATCCCGCGAAGGACCGGTTGTTTGCACGCCTCCAGATCGAAGCGCCGGGGCCCGGCTATCTTCACCTGCCGAGCTGGATTCCTGACGACTATCTCCGCGAGCTCACGGCGGAGAAGAAGATCCCCGTGGAGAACAAGCATACGCGCACGCTGCGATATGTTTACAAAAAGATGCAGCAAAACAATGAGGCGCTCGACCTCATGGTCTATAGCTACGGCGCCCTGGCGGTCCTGCAGCAGTTCGTGGCTCCCCGTCTCTATGGCGATTTGAACGCCGTGAAGGCCGCGCTCGACGCCCGGCAATCGCCCGAAAGCCTCATCCCGGTCCGCAGTCGTCGGATGCGCACGCCGGGGATTTTCACCACCTCCGCCGCCTGAATTTCTCGAATTCTATCCTCCGTCAATAATTATTTTAAACTTTTTTGACCCGCGTGACATCCACTGGCCATGCGCCCGCGTGCGGGTTGGTGGTGGCATTGATGCCGCAGGGTGGCACCGATGCCACTCTGGACAAATTTCTGCGCTCGACGATAATCCCTCCCGTGCCTGCATTGACGCTAGATCAAGCCCGGGTGAAATTAACCGAATGGCTCACGGCGGAGACGAAGGTCGCCGAGGGTCAAGCCTATCAGATTGCCGGGCGGATGATGACCCGTGCCGACCTCGCCGCGATTGCCGAGCGCATCGCGTATTATTCCAAACTGGTCGACCAGCTTGAAGCTCGGGGCACCACGCGCGGCATTCGCATCCGCCAGGGGGTGCCTTCGTGAGGCTCCCCAAGCTCAAGCCGAACTTCCTCGACCGCGCCATCTCCTACGTGGATCCTCTGCGCGGCGCCCGCCGGATGCACGCCCGGGCGATGATGGCCCTCGTGGGCGGCTACGTTGGCGCCCGCAAAGATCGGCCCGCCACGCGCGAGTGGCGCCTGACCAACAATTCTGCCGATGTCGATCAATTGCCGGATCTCCCCGTGCTCCGCGACCGCAGCCGCGACCTGGAACGGAATGCGCCGCTGGCTACTGGAGCCATAGGAACGGTAGTCCAAAGCGTTGGTACGCTTACCCTTCAGGCCAAACCCGATTGGCAGACCTTGGGCATGACCGAAGCGGAGGCTGATGCTTGGACCGAGATTACTGAATCTGAATTTGCGCTGTTCGCGGAATCCCTCGACTGCGATGTCACTCACACTCAAAATTTCTATGGACTCCAGGGATTAGCATTTCACTCCACGCTTTCCAGTGGAGATGTCATAACCCTCTTGCCGATGCTTAAAGGACCGCGCCGGCTTTATTCCCTGGCTCTGCAGATTATCGAGGCGGACCGGCTCGAAACCCCGCGCGGCGTGCGCGACGGCGGCAAAAGGGAAAACGGCAACATGATTTCGGGCGGCGTGGAACTGGATGCGAACGGCGCGCCCGTCGCTTATCACATTCTCGATGCCCATCCCGGCAGCATTGAGGGACGCTCCGCCGGCAGCAAGCGGATTCCGGCTTACGGCAATGCCACCGGCCGCCGCGCGGTGATTCACCTCTTCGACCGCACGCGGCCCGGCCAGCATCGCGGCATGCCCTACCTCGCGCCGGTCATCGAAACCCTTAAGCAACTGGATCGCTATACCGAGGCGGAAGTCATGGCTTCGGTGCTCAGCGCCATGTTCACCGTCTTCATCGAGTCCGAGGCCGGCCAGGGCCTGGATGCTACTGTGGCGGCCGCTGCTTCTGGCGGGGGAACCCCGACCGGCGCCGAAAAGCAAAAAGAGATCCAACTCGGGAGCGGGGGGATCATCGACTTGGTCCCCGGGGAGAAAGCCACCAGCTTCGCCCCCAATCGCCCCAATTCGGCCTTCGATCCTTTTCTGCAGGCGGTTCTTCGCCAGATCGGCGTGGCGCTCGGCCTGCCTTTCGAGGTTCTGATCAAACATTTTACGGCCTCCTATTCCGCGGCGCGGGCCGCGATGCTCGAGGCCTGGAAGTTTTACAAGGGCCGCCGGGAATTCCTCGCCACGGGATTCTGCCGCCCGGTCTACGAAGTCTGGATGGAAGAAGCCGTGGCCCGGGGCCGGATCCAGGCGCCCGGCTTTTTCGATCGCCCGGAACTGCGCCGGGCTTATCTGCTCTCCGAGTGGATCGGCGACGCCATGCCGACCATCGACGCGGTCAAGGATGTGGACGCCGCGCAAAAGCGGATCGAGCTGCGTATCAGCACCAGGGCGGATGAGACGCTGCAACTCACGGGCAAACAGTGGACCGATGTGGAGCGACAGCTCACCAAGGAAGAAGCCATCATGAAGACCGATGGCGTCTCTTCTGCACCGGCCCCCGCCGCGAGCGCGGACAACAAGAATCCGGAGAAGCCGCCGGTCAACCCGCCCCCGGAAAATCAGGGCGATCTTGAACAGGCGGAGGCGGTATGAACGTCCTCGACATCTTAAACGCGCCCTGGGCTCTCATGCCGGAACGCTACCTCGAGCTGCAGGCCATTTATCTGCGACATCTGCGCGGCGAGACGCCTGATCTGGCAGCCATCGAAGCGAAACTCGGCAAACCTCTCAACAATGAGCGTGAGCCTTACCAGCTTGACCAGGGCGTGGCCGAGATCAATGTGCATGGCGTTATCGGCAAGCGGATGAACCTCTTTTCGGAAATCAGCGGAGGCGTGAGTACGCAATTGCTCGCCAAGGATCTTCGCGCCGCGCTGGCGGATCCCGAAGCGCATTCCATCCTGCTCAATGTGGACAGCCCCGGTGGCGAGGTGGACGGCACGCATGAAGTCGCCCAGATCATTCGCGATTCGCGCGGTGGTAAACCCATTGTGGCTCTGGCGGATGGCACGATGGCCAGTGCCGCGTACTGGATCGGGAGCGCCGCAGACGCGGTTTATGCCATTGGGAAAACCACGCAGGTGGGCTCGATTGGCGTGATCGCCACGCACCGCGACGTGAGCAAGATGTACGAGATGCGCGGCGTCAAGATGACGCATATTACCGCCGGGAAATACAAGGCCGCGGGCAGTCCCTATCAGCCCTTAGATGCCGAGAGCACGGCCATCCTGCAGGCGGAAGTTGATGAGATTTACAGCACGTTTGTGGATGAAGTGGCCTCGAATCGTGGGCGCACTCCCCAGGACGTGCTCGACAACATGGCGGATGGCCGGATCTTCATCGGGCAGAGCGCTATCCAGGCGGGGCTAGTGGATGGCATTCGGAGCCGCGAGGAGATTATTGCCGATCTCAACCGTCGCGCGGCCCATCAAGCTTTGCGATCCGACGTGAAGAGCATGATCGCGGAAATTCAAACTACTCGCTAGGAGGTAGAGATGGTTGCAAAAACGGGAATTCTCACTCCGGAAATCCGGGAGCAGTGCAAGGACGAATTGAAGGCCATGGAAGATGCAGCCTTCGAGCGCGGCAAGGTGGAAGGCATGGAGAAAGCCGGGTCCGATCTGGCCGCCGCTCATGCGAACCTCATTGCCGAAGCCAAGAACGAGGCGGCGAAGTTGGAGCGCGAGCGCATTCAGGCGGTGGAAGCGGCTTGCCTAGCGGGCCATGAAACTCTCATCAATCAGCTCAAATTTGACGGCAAGACGACGGGCCCCGAGGCCGCGCAAGCCGTCCTGGCCGCCGAGAAGACGCTGCGCGCCGCGCGCCTCAAGAACATCAAGCAGGATGCGGCCGAAGCCGTCGTGCCCGATGCGGTGGCCCCGGATCCGGCTCGTGTAGCCGACGCCGAGGCCAATCTGCCTCTCGCAGAGCGGGCAAAGAAGACGTGGGAGGCGAAGCCCGAGATTCGCGAGGAGTTCACCAGCCAGGCTGCTTACACGGCTTTTCTCGAGGCCGAAGCGAAGGGGCAGGTGCGCATCCTCAGCCGCAAGGCGCAGTAAGCCGGAAGACTTTATCGCGGGGAGGAGCCGCTAGCCTCCCCCCATTAACCAACTTATTAACAGGCTCGGGAAGCCGAGCCGGAAGGAGAGAGACAATGGCACTAAGCGCAGATACTCCCTTGACGCGGGAACTGGGATCGATCAATGAATATCCCGTACTGGCGGCTACGCGCATTTTTGAAGGCGCGGCCGTAGGCCTGGAAGCCGTGAGTGGCCTCGCCCGTGGCCTGGTAGCCGGCGATGATTTTCTGGGATTTTGACAATCGCGAGGATGCCGTAGGCGGCGAGAAGAGCGTCCGTGTGATCGACGAAGGCAAAGTCGAATTGGCGATCGGCAGTCTGGCCGCGACCGACGTGGGCGAGAAAGTCTATGCTTCCGCTGATGGCACTTTCACCCTCACCCCCGGCAGCAACAGTTTTATTGGCCGGGTCTGCCGCTACGTTTCGAGCGGCGTCGGCATCGTCAAATTCAACGCGATCACGGACCGGGGCGAAGAACTCGGCTCCTGATCTTGGATCCAAAGCGCGCCGGGCGTGCAGTTTCGCCAAGCCCGGCGCGAGGTTCAGGCAGAGACAGTTTTGGAATTCAAATTCGTGACCGCCCTTACAAAGGGCGATCCCAGGAGGACACGAGATGGGCGCAAAAGGTTTAGGCAGTCGGGCGATCATCGGCGAGTATTATGCTCGCCTTGAACAGGAGATCAGCACGAGTTGGATTTCGCGGATCTCCAACTATTTCCCGAGCAATCAGGAAAGCGAGACGTATAAGTGGCTCGGGCAGGTTCCCGCCATGCGGCAATGGATCGGCGGGCGGCAGGCCAAGGGCTTCAGTGAGAAAGGCATCACCATCACGAACGTGAAGTTTGAGGCCACGCTGGAAGTCCTGGTGGATGAGATTCGGCGCGACAAGACCGGCCAGGTAATGGTCCGCGTCGCTGAGCTGGCGGCCCGGACCAATTCGCACTGGGCTAAACTGCTCACCACCCTGCTGGTGAACGGCACCACCGGCAACGCTTATGACGGCTTGAAATTCTTTGCCGCCAATCACGCCGAGGGCGACAGCGGTACGCAATCGAACCTGCTGAGCTATAGCGTCGTGGATGAGGACGCGCCCACCGCCGGTGAGTTCGAAGGCGCCATCCTGGCCGCCGTTGAGGCGCTTTACGGCCTCAAGGATAATGTAGGCGAGCCGATCAATGAGAGCGCCCGCGAATTCCTGGTGCTGGTCGGTCCGCAGCACTTCTCCAAATCCGCCGCGGCGCTCAAGAATCCCGTCATCGTCGATGGGAGCACCAGCCGCACTAGCACCCTGGTCAATCTCTCCGGTTACGCCTTTGACCTTCAGGTGCAGGAACGATTGGCCGAGGCGGGTACGACCTTCTACGTCTTTCGCACGGACGCGCCGACGCGGGCGTTCATCGTGCAGGAAGAGGAAGGCGTTCGCATCGACGCAATTGCCGAGGGCTCGGAAGAAGAATTCAAAAACGCTCGGCACCTTTACGGAGTCACGGCCATTCGCAACGCCGGCTACGGCCTGTGGCAGCGCGTGATCGCGGTGGACTTCTCGACCGGCTCTTAACCGCCGGGCGGGCCGAGCCTGCGGGCGGCGGGGTTTCGACCCCCATTTACCCGCCGCCCGCTGGACTAAACATGGCTATCTTTGAGGATCCGGACATCGCGACCATGCTGGCCGACTGGGAGAACGAACTCACCGCCGGCGGCGTGACGGCGTCCTGTCTCTTCGATGATGGGGAAGAAGAGGCTTTCGATCCAGCTGGGGGCGGGGGCCAGGTGGTACGAAAACTTACGGCCACGATTCGCGCGAGCGATTTCCCCGCCCTGCAATCTAACGACGCCGTCACCATCGACGGCGTGGCCTATACCGTGTGGCGACGTTTGCAAATCGGCGACGGCGCCCTCTGTGAACTCTGGTTGAAGCTGGCGACATGAACGAATCGCGCACTGAACTTATTTTGCAGACGATTGTAACTACGCTCGACGGCCTGGGCAAGCCGGCGGGCCTCACTGTGCAGCGCTCCCGCCGCCAGCCGGTCGCACCGCGCGAACTGCCGCTGCTCTCGGTGCTCCCCGGCCAGGAGGAAGCGCAGCGGGCGCGACCGCACAAGCTCTGTCCGCTCACCGATCGTTGGTTGACTTTTAAGGTGCGGGCGCGCGTGGTGGGCGAGCTGGCCGCGCTCGATCCCTTCCGGCAGTGGATTCTGGCGGCGCTGCTGGCGAACGCCTCCCTGGGAGGGTTGGCGCTGGATCTCGAAGAGCAAGGCACGGAATGGGAAGATATCGATGCGTCGGACGCGGACTATGCTCAAGCGGATATGAGCTTCCGCGTGCGCTATACCACCTCCCGCAATGACCTAACGCGGGCGGCTTGAGAATCTGAAGGTAGGAGGAATCAATGACCCCTGATGCTGAGAATCTTTATCTAGGTGCCGGGCATATTTTGTTTGACCGGTTCAACGCGGCGGGTGAATCCACCGGCTACCGCCATCTGGGAAACTGCGAGACACTCACATTAACGACCACCATCGACACGATCCAAAAGAAGTCCTCGATGGATGGGGCGCGGTCGCTGCTCAAAGAAGCCGTGATCGGCAGTTTGGGCGAATTTACCGTGGTCTTGAGCGAGTTCGACGTGGAAAACTTGGCACTGGCCTTCATGGGCGAGACGGCGGCGTATACCCAGACGGCCGCGCCCGGCTTGACCGCGCAATCGATCAACGGCGGCGTGGCGCTGACCTTCGATCGCTGGTATGACCTGGGCAAAAAGGATCTCTCGAACGTTGTGATCAGCCAGGGCGCGGCGCTCGACGTGGATGTCGACTATGAGATCAATCTCGAATTGGGTTTGGTGAAGATCCTTTCGACGGGCGAAGGCGCGGAAGCGGTCACCACTTGGGCCGGGGATGCCGCCGCGATTACGGGGACGATCATCAAGGGGCTTTCGACCGGTAAAATCGAAGGCAAGCTGAAGTACCACAGCGCTCTCGATCAAGCTGCCGGTCCGCGCTTCGAGCTTGACATCCACAAACTCAAGCTGCTGCCGGATGGAGACTTGCCTTTTATTGGCGAGGAATTCGGGACTTTCACCCTCAAGGGCAAAGCCCAGAAGGATACCACCCAGCCGGCCGGCCAGGAATTCTATACGTTGCGGCAATTGGCCGCGACGGAAACCGAAACTAGTTAGTCGCGCGAGCGGGGAATGCTGGCGGGAATCGGACGAAGGGTGGATGCCGATTCCCGCCTCCTCGTGAATGGGGACGGAGCAATCATGGAAGTGATTGAGTTGGGTGGACGAAAGTTTAGAATCATCGAAAAGGGCACGCTCGAACACCAGATGTGGATGGATCGGCAGGTCCTAGAGACCGGACTCTCCGGGATTCTTCGGGAAGCGCCGATGAGTTCCGCTGATTATGCCGGGAAGATCTGGGAACAGATTTCGCGCCAGCAGAAGGTGTTCCCCTTGCTGAGCGGCATGCTCATCCCCGAAGGCTTGGCGGATGTGGATTGGACGCCGGCAGAGGCCGACAAGACGACCGCCTTTCTCAAAAAATTGACGGCGCCGGAAGATCACGCGCGGGTGCGATCTTTACTGATTTCGGTGGTGCTGGGTTTTTTCGGCGCCGCGCAGAACTATGCCGAGCTTTCCGGCATTGTTTCGGACGCCCGGCCCGCGGCCGCGTCCCCGCGCGAAGCGATCCCCGCGCTGAGTTTGTAAGGGATTTCGGGAATTGGGGTCCGATCGTGCGCGAGTTGGCGGATTACGATCCCGGGCGCTACGCGCAGATATTACGTTATCCGGCCGGCGAGGCATTGATGGCTTACGAACACCGGCTGCGGCAACAGACTCGCCAGGATTACGACCGGGCTGTACAGATCTGGGCGACTTTGGCGGCGACGGGCGCAACGAAAAGTAAGCGGCCTCCTGAACTTCCCGCCATTTTGAAGGATCGAAGCTGATGGGTAATCCTCCTGATGTCCGGGTCCGCCTGAGCGCCGAAGGCGAGCAGGCGGTCGTCAACGCCTTCAAGAAAATCCAGGCCGAGGCCGACAAGACCGGCCGGGTGGGCAGCCGGGGATTGAATAGCTTAACGGCCTCGGTTTCCAACCTTGCCCGCTTTCTTCCCTCTCTCACCTTTGCGGGGGCCATCGCCGGCGCCACCATCTTAGCCAAGCGATCGCTCGAAGCGGGCGATAACTTCGCCAAGCTCAGTCAGCGCAGCGGGGTGAGTGTTGAAACTCTGAGCGCCTATGCCCACGGCGCGGAACTCTCCGGCATCGAAACAGATGATCTTGCGAAAGCCTTGGCTCGGCTTTCCAAGAACATGCTGGCGGGAGCGAAGGGCAGCGAGCAACAGATCAATGCCTTCAAGCAAGTAGGCATCACGCAAAAGGAACTGCAAAGCGGCAGCATCACCCTTGACCAAGCTCTGGAACGCATCGCCGGTACCGTGGCATCGCTGCCGGATGGTTGGCAGAAAAGCGCGCTGGCTCAGGAGCTATTCGGCAAATCCGGCGCGCAATTGATTCCGCTTCTAAATCAGGGCCGGGCGGGTCTGGCCGAGATGCGGGCGGAAGCCGAGCGCCTGGGGCTGGTGTTTGACACGAAGACCGCCCTGGCTGCCGAAACCTTTAACGATAATCTGAAGCGACTGCAAGGCACGGTTCAAGGCTTGGTCAATCGGGAAATGGCCGCCGCTTTGCCTTTGCTGGTCGAAATTTCTGATGCGCTACTCCGGGACGCAGATAGCGCAGAGGTCGGTACGTCGCATCTGGCAAAACTCACCAGCGGACTCTTGCAGTTCGGCGCGGCCGCGCGGTATATCGTGAAAAGTTCAACGGCGCTTACCTTGGCGGGACCGCTGGGCTTGATTCCGGCTCTAGGCAAGTGGCGGTTGGAATTCGAGGGCGAGCTGGCCGCCATTGCCGAACTCATGCAGCGCGCCAAAACAAAAAGTGCCGCGACGGGCAAGCCTGCCGCTGGGAAAGGGGACCTTCCCTTCATCGTTGATGAGACGGCCCGCTCGAAAGGGCTGCATGCTGCAAAGACTCTGGCCGATGCTCAGCTCGCCTTCACCCGGAGCGCGCTCGATAACGAGTTGGCCCTGGCGAAGGCGCATAACTCGGTGATGGCCGCCGAAGATGAACGTTCTTTCAAAGAGGGTCTGCTCTCCGTCAAAGCTTATTATCAGGCACGGCGTGAGGCTTTGCAGGATGAAGGGGCGAATGAAGTCTTCCTCCTGGAGAGACAGGTTACGGAAATCGAGGCGCGCCTGGCTGAAGCGCAGAAACGGCCGCTCGCGAAGGGCGAGCCCGGCGCCGCACGCGAGGCGGAAGTTGCGAAGATCCAGAAGGATCTTGCCAAGGCGCAGGCCGATGCGGAACTTCGTCGCATTCAGTTGAAGGGCGAAAGCGCCAAGATTGATGATGACGAACGGCAGGCGGTCCGCCAATTCGACCAAGAGCGCCTGAAGGCGGAGGCAGATGTCTTTGCTGCTCAGGGGAATCGCTTTGCGGCGGAGCGCGCAGAGCTGGAGGCCCAGCTTGCTGCGCTCCAACGCCTGAAGGGCGAAACCGTTGAGGAGTTCGCTACGCGCCGGGCGGCCCTGCAATCGGCGGGGGAAACGCGGATTCAGTTTGCGGAGTTGCAGGCCCAGGCTCAGCTCATCTTCGGGGATATCGACAGCTCCCGGACGCGGATTGAAGCCGCGGTAACCCGTGGCTTGATTTCCCAAACCGACGGCGAGCGGGAACTGGCGGCCCTCGAACAGCAGCGGCTGCCGGCGCTGATCCAGATTGCCGCCGCCATGCGCGCCGCGGCAATCACCCCCGAGCAGATTCAAGCCGCGCAGGAATTCAGCGACCGGCTGACACAACTGGCGGCGTCCGCGGATATCACCGGTCAGCGCCTGGCTCAACTCCGCGCGGATATCGAGGGCGGACTCACCCAGGCCTTCACCAGTTTTTTCACCACGGGAATTACGGAAGCCGAATCCTTCGGGGATGCCATGCGCAGCCTGGCGGGCAGCGTGGTGAGCAGTATTCAACAGATCATCGCGCAGATGCTGGCCATGATCGTCGTCCAGGCCATGTTGAAAAGTTTAGGCTCGGTTTTTCCCGGACTCGGCTTGGCGGGCGGTGGCTTGGTAAGCGGCGGCGGCGCTGAAACCTTCGCCGGCGGCGGCCTGGTGCGCGGGCCCGGCAGCTCGACCAGCGATAGCATCCCCGCGCGGCTGAGCGACGAAGAGTTTGTGGTGAAGGCCGCGGCGGTCAGGCGGCCGGGCGTCCTGGCTCTGCTGGAATCCTTGAACAATTTCGACACCCTGCGGATCCGTCCGCTCGGCGGCGTCCGCCGCTTCGCGAGCGGGGGCTTGGTCGAGGCCTCGCCCGCATCTGCTTCCGCCCGCAGCGGCGCGAACCTCTCGATTGGATTAGATCGAGGGTTGCTCCTGCAGGATATGGCCGCCACCTCCGATTGGGATCGCGTCATTGTTAAAACCTTGGAAGGCAATCGCCGCGCCGTGCGGCAACTCTTACGTTAGGAGCCCTTATGGTTAACTCTCTTTATCTCGTCGTGGATACCGAGCCGGCCGAGTTGGTCATCGACCGGCTGCGGGAAGCTTCGGCCCGCGTGCCGGCGGGATTGGCCCGCCT